CGCTGCCGCGCGACGTGGCCTCGCGCTACGCGCCGAGTTCGGGCGCGGCGGGACGGTCGTGGGTGTCGCGCGCGCGCGTGACCTCTCCAACCGGCGCACCCTGTCGCTCGACACGGTGCGCCGCATGGCGTCGTTCCTGTCGCGGCATGCCGTCGACCTCGACGCGCCCGCCGCGAAGCCGGGGCATGTCGACTACCCGAGCCCAGGCCGCATCGCGTGGCTGCTATGGGGCGGCGATGCCGGGCGGACGTGGGCCACGAAGATTCTCAAGCAAGAAGCCCGGCTAGAACAAGCCGACACGAAGGGGTACTGATGAGCGAAGAAGGAACGACGGAAACCACGGACCAGGGCGCCGCGTCTGCGCGCATCCGGCAGCTCGTAGCGCGCGTCAAGGAGCTCGAGGGCCGCGTGGTCGAGCTCGAGCCCGTCGCGGCCCAGGCCGACAAGTGGCGCGCGCAGGTGGACGAGGTCAAGGCCGCCTCGAAGGCGGAGCGTGAGACGCTCCGAGTCGAGCGCGAGATCGCGGCGGCGGGGATCACTGACGCCGAGGGCATGGAGTACGTCCAGCACGCGTACTCCAAGCTCGCCGCCGAGGGACGGCCTCCCCTGTCGGAGTGGCTCGCGGCCCCTGACGGGCTTCCCAAGGCCGTCCGCGCGTACCTCCCGGCCGCTACCCCTGCCGCGCCCGCGACGACGACCACGGGCACGCCAGCGGCGCCGGTAGTGCCCTCGCCGCGCCCGTCGACGGGGACGGTCCCGCAAGCGCCGAGCGAGCCGAGCTCCTGGACTGCCGAGAGCATCGCGCGCCTGTCGCCCACCGAGTTCAAAGCGAACCGCGAAGCCATCTTCGCGGCGCTCCGCACGGGTTGACAGATTGTCGCGACGCGCGTAGTCTGGACGTGCGAGGTCATCACCTCGCACGCGCTCGGGGCAAGCTCCCGTAAAAAGTGACAGGCGCGGGTACACCCTCCCATTTTGCAGGAGGCCCCCGTGGCCAACGAAGTCTATTTCTCCGGTCTGTCCGGAAACGCCCGCCTTGCCGCGATCCTCAACCAGTTCGTGGTCACCAAGTTGACCGACACCGCCTCGCTCGTCAATCACCCGAGCATCACCCAGCTTCGCAGCATGAACGGCTCCGGGTCCACCGTGGTCCAGGTGCCGGTCGTGAGCTGGGGCGCGAACGCCATGGCGTCCGTCGCCGAGAACTCCACGGTGAGCAACACCGCGCTCACCACGTCCAACGCCAACATCACCATCGCGCGCCAGGCGCTTCGTCGTCAGATCTCCGATCTCGCGATGCTCACCGCGACCGGCATCCCGCTCGACGTGACCCTCGACAACATCGCGGCCGACATGGTCCTCGCGTACAACAAGCGGGTCACCACGATGATCGCGGCGCTGTCCTCCGGCTTCTCGGCGTCGGTTGGTACCACGACCGTCGACCTGACCGTCGCGGTGTTCTACTCTGCCATCTTTCGCCTCCAGCTTCAGAGCGCGGACGGCATGTTCACGGCAATCTTGCACCCGCAGCAGATCAACGATTTGATCTCCTCGCTTCGCTCCGAGACGGGCCCCGGTCAGTACCTCGCGACGAGCCAGGACCAGGTCCAGGCCAAGGGCCCCGGCTTCCGCGGGAACCTCTTCGGCGTCGACATCTTCGCGTCGGCGAACGTCCCCACCGCCAACGCCGGTGACGACTACCTCGGCATGATGATCGCCCCCGGCGCTATCGGTGTCGCCACCGCTACCGCCGCTCCGATGGTTGGCGCCCCCACCCTGCCCTCGCAGTCGCCCATCGTGGTCGAGCTTGAGCGTGACGCGTCTTCGGGTTCTACCATCGTGGTCGGATCCGCCTTCGTTGGCGTTGCCGAGCTGGACGACCTCCGCGGCGTCGGCATCCTGTCCGACCTCTAAGGCCACGCGCCCGCGCTCGTAGGGTTATCCTATGAGCGCGGGCGCTTTGGCGTCTGAAGGAGCATCTATGGCGGCGACGTTTGGGACTATTGGCGGCGGTCAGTTCGAGGGGCGCGCGGCGGCGCGTCCGCAGGTCATGCGCGAGTTGGTACGGCTCGATCCGTCGACCTCGTTCTGGTTCATGCACCATCCGGCTCGCTGGATGCTCGTCAAGGGCGAGTGGCTCCCGTGGCTGTCGAAGCTCGCAGCGGACCCCGGCGTCTGCAACGTCGATCAGAGTGGCGACACCGCCGCGGCCGAGGTAGCCAAGCGCCGCCGCGGCTGGACCATCATCCCCTGGGAAGCTGAGCCGGGCGGCTACGTCGTCGCCTACGACGGTGTCGCGGGCGCCGTCCACTTGTCCAAGTGGGAGACGCCTAAGATGGTGGCCGGGCTGACTCGCATCCAGACCGACTCCGACGGCTACTGGGCTTTCTGCAAGCGTCTCGTAGCCGACGGGTACATCGACCTCCCCGATCCGGACTTCATTACAGTTCAGATTGAGCAACAGGAGAAGCACGTCAACGAGTGGCGCGAGAAGGCGCCGAGCTCGCCGTACCACCGCGAGGCCCTCCCCAACGAGGAAGCAACCCTCGACAGAATGCGCGCCGCGATGGAGCGCCTCTACGCGCCCGCCGTCACCGACGACGAGGCGCCCGTCGCGCCCGCCCCCAAGCCCCGCCGGGGGCGCGCGTGAGCGAGCGCGCCGGCTATCGCGAGGCGATGGAGCGGATGACCAAGCAGCTCCGCGAGTCGGGGATGCCTGCCGACAAGGCGCGAAAGACAGCGCAGGACACCGCGCGCCGCGCGGACGAAAGCCAACGCGATAAGGGCAAGTAGGGGACGCCGAAATGTCGCTCGCCGAAACCGTCTATACCGCCCGGTTCCGTTCGACGGAGACGCTCGAACGCGGGCGTACTCAGACGATCACCTGCCCCACCTCGAGGGCGGGCGCGACGGCGACACCGACGAGCGGCACGGTCACGATCTACCGGCCCGATCAGACCGTGCTCGTCACGGGCGCGGTGACGGTCGCGAGCATCGCCACGTTCTCGCTCACGGGCGCGACGACGACGGCCGAGGCGCTCGGCGAGGGGTTCCTTATCGAGTGGGTACTCGTCATGCCCGACGCAGTGACCCACACCTTTCGACAGGACGCTGCCGTCTGTCGACGCACGCTCTACGGAGTCGTCTCGCAAGACGACCTCACCCAGCGGCACAGCGACCTCCCGGCGCTACTGGGCGCCTCGGCGTCGTATCAACCGTACATTGACGAGGCCTTCTTCACGATCTGCAACCGGCTGATCGGCGCGGGCCGGCGGCCGTACCTCGTCATCCAGCCGAGCGCGCTTCGCGAGTGTCATCTGATGCTTGCGCTCCACCTGGTCTTCATCGACTACTCGACCTCGGCCGGCGACGGCGGGCGGTGGCAAGCGCTCGCGGCGCACTACCTCATGGGGTACGAGCAAGCCTACGGGCAGCTCAGGTTCAGCTACGACGAGGCCGACGACAACCGGATCGATCCGACGAAGAAGAAGTCGGCGAGCTCGCAGATTTGGACGAACGGCCGCGGCCTCTCGCACGCGTCCTGGACTCGCTATGGCGACTAAGACCGTGAGGCAGCTCCGCGAGGACGTCACCACGCGAGTGCTCACGCTGACGGGCTGGCGCGAGTCGCGCGTGCTCCCGGAGACGTTCGGCCGCGATGCCGACAGCATCGCGCACAAGGCGTTCGTGGTTCACCCGGTGACGACGAAAGACCTCCGGCTCTACCGGGGCAAGCCCGCCGAGGGCACCCTTGTCGAGACGGACCTCGAGGTGCGCTTCTCGTGGCGCATGGTGCCTAAGGACATGAGCACGTCCTACGACGAAAGCCTCGACGGCGCGCAGGCGGTCGTCAACCTCCTCATGGTCTACGACGCCACCTGGCCGAGCTCCTACAAGGTGCAAGTCCTCGAGACGTCGCAAGCCGCCACCGATACCGGCGAGTGGGTTATCGGCGTCGTAGCCTTCCGCATCGTCCACAATCTCCCACTCCAATAGGTGAACCATGGCCGCGTCTACTGTCATCAAGAACTTCCGCGACGGCACGCTCACCTTCACCGACAACACCGGCGGCACCCCGCTGTCGCTGCCGATTGTCTACGAGGCGGGTGACTTCTCCATCGACAACCTGAACGAAGGCCTTGTCGAGACGACTGCGTACCTGGACCGCGGCGAGTTCGCGACGCTCCGCAAGACCAACCGCGTCTTCCCGTCGTTCTCGTTCACGGCGCACTTCACGGACCTGTCCGACGCCACCGACAAGCTGCTCTACGACCTCGCCCGCAAGACCGGCGCCTTCGCGGCGGCCGTGTCGACGCTCGGCACCGCCGCGGACGCGATGACGTACAAGCTGACGTGGACGTGCGAGGG